ATATTCAACAGTCTTGTTTTCCCAACAGGAAAAGAGAATGAGTTTGAACGATATGTAATGAACTTTCGTGATGGGTTCAGAAAAGACACAGTCATAAAACAAGTAACAAAGACAGGTAAGGAAAAGTTCGAGAAAATTTCTTCCAAACCAATCTCGGCAAACCCTGACAAGTTAGCTAACTTTCTTTTTGGTTCTTCTGTCAAATGGGAAGATATGCAATCTTTCGAAAAACTGAAAGCATTGTTCAATTCACCAAAGTTCAAATATCCACAGTTTCGAAAAGAAATAGCTGAGATGTTTTCAAAAGAAGTTTCCAAATTGCCTCAAGGAGTTCCAAATCTTCTTGAGCAAATGTCTGTATTTTCTGCAAGACCACAACGATGGAAAGTGTATTTTGATCTTGATGAAACTCTGAGTGACTATAGAGGTCAGTTGAAGAAAACTGGATTGAAACCGACAGACACAATTGGTTCTATTGAGTTTTGGGAAACAGCAGAAATGCTCCCAGGAGCCAAAGAACTATTTGAGTATGCTTCCAAGCACTATAAAGTTGAAGTCCTCACAGCGTCTCCTAAATCTGATGAAGCCCATGAAGGAAAGAAACGATGGGTTGCAAATAATCTTGGAGCAGGCATTCCCGTTCATATAACACGTTCCGGAAAAGAAAAAGCTGCATTTGCTTCAGCGAACTCAATACTTATTGATGATAAAAAAGAGAATGTTGTTGCTTTTCAAAAAGCGGGTGGCAGAGGCATTCTGGCAACTAATCCTCAACATGCACTCATGGAGCTAAAAAGTATGAAAAAGAAACTCACAAACGAAGGATTGGAAAAGATCATTCGAGATGTTCTTCAAGAGCAACTTGAAGAACGTTCATCAACAAGAGCAACACAAAAATATTGTTTTTCTGTCCTTGAAGACATGAAAGAATGCTTGCGTAAAGGCGACTGGGAGCAATGCAAGAAACTTTGTCAAGTTTTGGCAGAACGTTTGGAGATGGTTTGAATGGCAAAAATAACATCAAAACAATTAGAAAGTCTTGTAAGAAAGACTGTACGCGCAAAGCTTCATGAAGCAAAAGAAGACCCAACAAGTTCTTATATCAAGAAAGTTGACACCTTCATTTCCAAAACAATTGATGAAGCAAAAAAGCTCGCCGAAGAGGGCGAGCTTGAAGTTATGCCACCAGAAGGCAGAAGCTTTGACAAAGATTTGGCTGAAAGAAACAGAATTACTTTGACAAGAGCTGGTTTCTTGAAAAAATTGGTTTCCGGACTTAGTGCAAGTTGGGAACTTTTGAAGCGACAAATGTGAAATTACTCGACCATGTCGAGTAACCAAATATTTTCTTCCGTCTCCGTGGGAAGCCAAATCCAATCAAAAAACAAAACAAAACGTTCAATTTGATCAAGTGGCTGAATTTGAATAACCGTCGCTTCCAGCGCAGTTTCAATTGGTCCAATTAGTTTACCAATGTCTATTAGGATCATTGGTTCAACGTTATGAATGATAAGCTGTCCTTTATATTTTGAGAGAATATCAACAAATTTTTGAGCATTTTTGTTTACGAATTCATTCCGTTCATAAACATTATAAAACTTCTGTGCCCATTTAGCGTTCATCGGTTACATTCCAGAATTCTATCTGAACTTTCATAACGGATTTCGTCGAACCAGATACGCTCTTCATATCCTTGAACAAGAGGAATGAAACGAACCGAACGCCTAATCTTCAAAGCATCCGTCCCACGTTCAATGACACGACAACGACCTTCGGGCAAGTTTCCGTTTGGAATTCGAACAACTTCTCGTTCTTCAAACTCCATCTGATTGATTGCAATCTCGACATCATATACACGTTCCTTTCCATAAAACTCCACGATCAGTTGGTTTTCATGAACCTGAACTGATAGAGTTACTGGAAAATGAAACGGGTTTCTGAAACGAAAATCCTTGCTTCCATAGAAGACTGTTGCGTCATAGCCCGGATCGATGTATGACATGTATCTGGAATGAGGCGTAACCTCAACAAAATCCATGCCTGCTTCAAGCGCAGCAGCAAAGATTGTGGAAGCAACCTGGCACACCCCTCCACCAACACTTTCGCTCAACTCTCCTCGGAGGATTGCTGGAGCGTGGCGATAACCACGACGAAGCGTTCGAGGTCCAACAGTCTCATTGAAGGAGAAAACCTCTCCAGGCTGAATTGTAATTCCATCGATTGCCCGTGAAGCCCTTTGGATATTTCGTGCTCTGTTTCGATAACGACCCCAAAGACGAAACTCTGTGGTTCTTGAACCAATCAAAGTTTGTGCTTCATCAGCACTTGCCACGATGGCATTCTCGGTGTCCATCAATGCTTGAATGTCAGGAACGACTCCAAGCTGCAAAAACACAAAAAGAGTAATCATAGAATTAATCAATCCTTCGGAAGTTGAGAAAGAATCCCATCCAAGAAAGCGTTCGACCACCCATGTTGCGGGTCCTTTTGAGCGTTTATGTAGTCCGAGAACGACGGCGTTTTCCAAACGTTCGCGCACTTGAGCTTGTAAAGCTGCATCATCGGTCCGATGTTTGCCTTACGACGCTGTACTTCGAGTGCAAAACACTTTCGCTGCTCTGCATCCCCGAAATCCCAGCGCCATCCAAGCTTCTCATTCTCTTCGGCAATGTATGCCAAGAGGTCGTTGAAAAGCTCGTTCTGTTGGTGGACGAACTGACGATACTTTTCTGCCATTTCGAACGCGACCTTCTTCTGCCCGTCCGAAAGAACAACGGAAACGTCGTCGAGCTTTTCGAGGAGAATTACTTCCAAAAGAGCACGAGGCGACTTCAAAACGTTGTCGCGGATCTTATTGTAGGCAAGATATCCTGCCGACTTGATCTTCACACGATTGAAATTGTGGTCACAAACAACGACGCCTTCGAATGCCTTCGGGTCGCGATTGGACACGAAATCCATCAGTTCGGTGACGGAAGACAAGCGATGCGAAACAGGAGTTTCCACGCCAAGCATCGATGCATAGTCGTCCGGCAGAAACTCTTCCCCATAAACATTGTCGATGACAGACAGAAGCGTCACCTTGTAATCGTCGTAACGAACCACGACCTGATTTTCAGGAGTCGTAAGTTCGAAACAAAAGGTCAAGTCCGAAGCGACGGATTGCAACTTCACTTCTCGTTGCCCCGGAACGTTTGAAACGGGCAACACAACACGAATTTCATTCTGCTTTGCGGAGTCCTTCACCCCCGACTGACACGAGCTTTCTGCCAACGAATGCCAGAAAAGAGACGAGAAAGTCCAATCTCCGAACCCGTCGATCGGAAGGTCAGCGTTCGGAACCGAACGCGTTGCCACACACCACTTTTGCATCACGAAATCGAAGTAGAGGATGCAAAGCGTCCCATCCAACTTTTCGTAGATACGCGTTTCCTTGTGGTCGAAGTCTACCTTCGCAGCAGCTTCCTGACCATAGTTGAAGAAACGACGCATCGTACGTGCCATCACGAGGGTGTTTCCAACGATTTCATCCTGCGAAACCGTGCGGTGATCGGATGGAGTCAACACAAGTCCGCGACATTCCTGAGCAATCTCGTCGCTGTCGCGAGCCTCGATCTGGTCGTAGTTGAGCGAAAACTTGTGGTCTGCTACACGTGCGTAAACGCCGTGCTCGCGGGCAAGGTCGCTCAAGGAGTGCGTCAGGAGATATTCTTGAACCTTCATCATGCTTCCACTATAACACAGTTCGAAGCGATTTTCAACCAATATCCAGAAAAAGAAATGGGGGCTGTTGCCCCCATCCCCTCGGTTGTTTGTGTGTGAAATTTCAGGGTTTTTCAGTCGCAGCTCGAAGTGCGCGAAGCCTTCCAAAAGACCACGTCGTTCAAGCCCGTCCAAAAAACATCGACATACGAGCCATATCCCGCGGGGTGAAAGCTACGAAAGAAGGCTTCCTTCATCTTTTCGACGCTTTCCCACTTCGCCAGACCAGAATGAAAACATGCCGTCTTTTGTGGGCGACAAGGTGCCCCGTAGAATTCGGGGTTCTTCTGCACAAAGTCCTCGAAAGTGGAATATCCCGTTTTCTCAAGCTTTTTCCAAAGCTTCTCAGCGTCGTCGCAGAGCAAAACCTCTGAATGAAGCTCGACGTCTTGCGGGGACGGACGTGCCACCGTCTTCACAACGGTCATGGGGTCGCCTTCCTTCATGCCCTCCATGAATGCGTACGTGGTCATCAGTTGGACGTTGTAGAGGTAGTGCGTGATCATGCTTCTACAATAACATGGAATGCGTTGATTTTCAAGTAATATAAAATTGCCGGAAAAATCAAGTATTCGTCATGTAAACACTTGTCCCCTTTTGGGGACAATCCTCTGTTCCATTCTTGGATGGTATCATGTCGGATACCAAGGGCTTCCAAAAATCAAGCACAATCGCAGGGCAAACTTCCCATCCCTTTTTCCGAAATTTTGCGACTTCTTCGGTAATGGGTTCCCAATCTTTTTCCTCTTTTTTCCCCAAAAGGATTTGGATGTTCATCTTTGCGAAAGCGAAGGTTTCCTTATGAAGGACTTTCATAGCCACGACCGCATTCATTAGAAGAACATGAGATCCATCAAAATTCCATTCCGTAAGAACCTTTTGTTTTGTATTGTCAACAACTAGATACTTGTCCAATATAACAATAGGGCTATCCGGATCTACTTCAAGAAAAGAAATATTCTTCAATGAGAATTGAAAGAATTTTGCAATATCTCTTACGCCTCTGTTCAAATAAATAAATGTTGTTCCAAAAAACTCTTCATCACTCATGCCAGATGTGGTAATGAAAGCCCCTTTGAAAGCTGTAAAGTTCCACAATGATCCGGGAACAAAACGATCAAAAACATCCAGTTGACCAAGTTCCTCGTGACGCAAATGTTCGAAACTTCGAACAGAATATTCTTTCGTTTTAATTTGCATTAGACAGGATGATGCATGATTTCATCAGTTTGAAGGTTTTGAATGAAATTCTGAACGTAGTCTTCAAGGTTTACTTTTGGTTGCCAACTGAAGCATTTCTTCATGAGACTAATATCTGCAAGTGTCTCTTTTGCTTCGCCTGGTCTTGCTGGAACTCTAACAATCATTCCCTTGAACATTCTTGCAATCTCGTTGATTGAATAGTTTGTTCCTGTTCCAAGCTGATAAACTTCTCCAGTATGGTATCCCTTTGACAAAGCAAGGAGCCCTGAAACAATATCAGAAACGTGAGTAAAATCTCTTCGTTGTTCTCCATTGCCAGTTACCGTCAGGGGTTTGTTTTGCTTTGTGAGGTTTTCAAAAATGCCTATGAGGGTTGCATAGTCTCCACTTGCAGGTTGTCTGTTTCCGTAGACATTGAAGAAGCGTGCAACAACTGTTGAAACATCGAAGACCTCTGAATACATCTTGCAGGTTTGTTCACCTGTGTATTTTGCAAAAGCATATGGATTTAGGTTTACATCGCTAAAAGCCGTTGAGCTTCCTGCGTAAACAACCTTGGCTTTTCCTTTTGGTCTTGTCCTTGCGTATTCCAAGACACATGAAGTTCCGAATACATCAACTGACATGTATTCCAATGGGTCTTTGAATGAAGGCTGAATCCTGGCAAGCGCAGCAAGATGAAAAATTAGATCAAAATGTTCGTCTTCATACTTTTTTGTAACAGTCAACTTTCGGATATCATCAATCCAATAAGTTGCCTTATTGTTTCTGTTGTCTAAAGTAGATGAAGCAGAACAGAGGTTGTCAATGACATAAACTTCATTTCGCGGGTCTTTACAAAGTTCATCAACAAGATGAGATCCAACAAAACCCAAACCGCCTGTAACAAGTATTTTCATTCCTCTATTGTGCCATGATTTGAGGAAAATGTCAAGAGTTTGTATTTGTTTCAATTAACAAAAATTTGCTAAGATTATGATCAAAAACTATTTTTTCCTCATGATTTATAGAAATGCTTGTAGATTGTGAATTCCATATATGCTTTACGCAGAACAGAACATTCTTTTCTTCAATTTCACTCAAGCATTTCAAAATGACTCTTCTTCCCCTGTTGCTGTGTGAGGCTTTCTTAGAAAGAACAAGTGTCATTATTTCTATTGGTTCTTTCAAATACTTTACACCAGTTGAGACACAAATGCCTTTCAAGTATCGAAACTGTTCTTCATCTGTTATCTTCTTCCCTGTATTGTCTCGCCAATATTGGTAAGTGAAATAAAGGGAAGTTTTGAATGAAAGCAAATCCCCGGGTTCATATAGTTGCGGATTTGATATCAGCATCAACCCGTCTGTTTTGTCCATTCCCGTCATTTCATTCACCAACAAAGTTTAGGATTAGCAGAAGGATCCCAAAAGAGTTTCCCATTTTTTAGAGCTCGGGACCAAAGAAATCCAGATTGAAACCAATCCATCCAAACACAAATTTTCCCTGTAGTTTTCAGGTCCTTTGTTAGGACCACGAAGAAAAACAAGGGAACTTTATTTCCTTGCGGAGGGTCCATTACGAAATGAGAAAATTTTTCATTATCATCTTTCATTTCAAGAAAGACTAAATCAATCCGCTTTTCTTTGTGACCTTCAAAGTTCAACCTTTCAACATTGTCAAAATCTTCCAAATACTTGATTTCTATATTTGGAAGATAGAGAATGATACTTCTATCCTTATGACTTTCAAGTGTTAGAATGTCTCCCGGAGAGAAGAAATTGATTGCTCTTTTGTAAAGCTCTTTGTCCGGAGGATCAAAGTGAACAGGGTTTACACGTCTGTGAAAAGAATCCATTTTGCACCAGCTTCTTTTGCGAAACCATACTCTGGAAAGGTTTTCAATTTTTTGTTGTCGATTTCCAATAGATGTTTCTTGTGCATGAGTGTGTCAAACACAAACACGTCAGTTTCTTGTCCTCCGAACAAATGAATCTTGTGTTTTTTGAAACATTTCAGGTTCTTCAAATCTCTTTTACGATATTTCTTGTTTGGATTGTTGAGAAACTCTTCAACCTTATCAGCTTCTTTTCTTGTAATAGCTCCATCAATTTTCCAAAAGTATTCATCGTCGATCACGACTTCAATCTTTGAAACAAAGAAAGCTTTGTAATTCTTCGACTGATCCGTGTCATAGCAAAAGATCATATCTCCAATTTTTGGAAGAGATCGAAGATATTCTTTGACATACATTGTCATTCATTTTGCTCTTTTTGTAAGATCGAAGTTGTTTTTGATAAACTCAACGATTTTCTTTGGGTCTGCTTTTGAAGAGAAACAAATGTTTGGTCCATGCTTGTCAAGCATAACAACCGCAAAGTCATTGTCGATTTTTGACATACCTACGACTGTATTCAATCCACATTCTGTTGAGCCGCACTCAAAGAGACGTTGGGGTCTGATGCCTATTCTTTTATCGTAATCGGGCTTTAGAGGGCAGTGAAAATGAATGATGCAGTCTAGCTCCTTGAATTTTTGAAGGACGTGAAACTGGCTCCTAGCGCCAGCAGAAGCCTTCATAGAAGCTATTGGAGTGGTAACTGTCTGCATGTTATTTGCGAGATCAAACTCTACTTTGCAAAGGTCCGTCCCACCTGCTTTATTGTAGTTTTGTTTCCGACGAGAAGACCAAAGAACGTTTGAAGAGTTTGGATCTCTATAACCAAAATGTCCCACTGTTACATCATTGAATGCTTGATAGGCTCCAAGTTCAATACAACTCTTTAGAACTTCTTGAAGAGTTTTTGGACTTTCCTCAATCTCTTTCAACTCGCCCTTATTCCAAGTGGTTCTTGTAAAGTGGGCAGACGAACGATTTAGAGCCATGTAAACAAGCTCTTTTAGAGAAGCTTCTCGGTCTTGAGAAAAAGCATACTCAGCAAGTTCAGGAGTTACAATCATGTTGTAACGAGTATGAATGTCATTTACAAAAACCAGGTTACAAGAGTTTTTCTTTAGGAGCTTCAAACCGGCTTCAAACATTTCTTCTCTTGTAGA